CTCTCCGTAGCAGCCCGTGATTTCCAGGTTGCGGCAATCCTTGCACCGCACCAGTTCCAGCGCCTCCGCGTCCGGCTTCACCGCCGCCCGCTTCGTCTTTCGCTCCTTGGGCCACACCCGCCAGCGGGATGGGTTATCTTTTCTCCGGCTCATTTTCTCCCTCCGTCTGGTGCGCTTTCCAGTTTTCAAGATACCTGTTCAGGTCTCCTTTGAACCCCGTGCAGAGGTAGACGCTGTGAACCTGTTCGCCTTTGCTTTTGCACTCCCAGCAGTTCAGCCCATTGTTGCATGGCTCCGTACAAAACTGGCACATACAGTTGGCGTTATTGAATGGACACAGCTCGTTTCCAGTCATCTCCCGGCCTCCTTGTCTACTCTGCACGGCTGAACCGTCCCATGATCCAGTCCCATTGTTTTTTCGTTAGCTCTGATGTTTCATCCGCAATCACGATTTCCCGCCCGCAGGCAGGACAGAAGCGCCACCCGTTTTCCTCCGGGCCGTCCGCCTCAAAGTTCTCTATGTATCCGCACTTCCCGCACACCCAGGCGTCATGCTCCTGGTCTGCGCAGGCGTAGACTGTTTTCTCATTCATTTTTGCTCCTCGCTTTCCTCCGGCTTTCCATGCTGGCACTCCTCGCACTCCAATTCCTCGTTCGGGTTGTCACAGGGCCGCTCCTCATATTCCGGGCAGTTACACCGGTATCTCATATCTGTTTCCCCTTTCTTTCCCCCGGCATCAGAGTGTCCGTATGCAGGGAGATCATTTTTTCTCTGGTCAGCTTGTCCACGACCATCCCGATTTCTCGGTATCCGCACATGAACGCCAGCCGTTCCAGGTTCTTTGCCGTCTGCGCCGTTACCAGAATAGAGATACGGCGCATATTCTTTTTGCTCATGCCACAACCGCCTCCCGTCATACGCTCACATACCGGTTTCGGCAGTTCACATTGTTGCAGAACCGTTCCCGCCCGATCTCTCGCAGCGGACGACCGCAGTATTGGCAAAAGCCTCCGGCCTGACGGGGCGGCGCATCGTCCGCGTGTGTGCCTCCATACCTCATACGGTTCACCAAGCATATCATCGACCCCGGCTGCGCCGCAGCTATGCAGTATTCCTTTGCTTTGCAGTAATAGCAGTCCATCAAATCGCCTCCATTGTTGCAGTTCTCGTCATGCCGTCACAGCTTTTTCCAGCTCCTCCATGGTCGTGATCGTCCGGCTGCACCACTCCGGCAGGTTTGCCCGTACAAGGGCCGGCGCCATGGGAGGGCATACCGCGTTCCCGCACCGGGCCACCTGCTTTGTTTTCCCGTACTCGTTGCCCAGGTAATCCCGGTCGATGATGTAATCTGGTGGAAAACCCATGGCGTTATAGAGTTCCCGCGGCGTCAGCATCCGCAGAAGGATGTCTGCGATAAAGTAAAGCCCTCCGCCGATCTCCAGCAGCTCTGCCCGGCAGTCTGCAAATTCCCCTGCAGATGCCGTGATCGTGCGCAGTGGCCGATCTGCGTCCTGCCCAATGTCCCGCCCTTTGAACTCGACAATATGGGCCGCCGCTACCGCATTGTGGTCAACCGCCGTCACCGTCGGCAGCGGCTCTTGCGCTTCCGCCCCTATCACGCCTCCGTAATACTTGCAGATGTGGGCGCAGACTATCGCCTCCCGGTCGTGGCTCGTTACCGTGTGCATCGGCTTTCTCACATCAATCGGCTGCCCATTCCCGAAATATTCTACAAGCTGTGCCGTGGTCAGCCCGTACCGGTTGGAGGCGTCCACCGTCGGCAGCGGCATCCTCAGCCCATTCGCCCGAACATTTTCCGTCTGCTCTGTGTGGTACTGAATAATGTTCGCCGCCACAACACACGCCTCTTGTTTTGTTACCCCAGTGGGCGCAGGGTCTCTGGCATCTCTGACGCGATCTCCGCCGCCGGTCTGCCCAATGCTCATGATATTCGCTGCCGTTCCACTTTCGTGGTTGCACTCCACGATGAACGGGTGACCGCTGCGGATGGTAAACTTGTCCACGCCCCGGATAACTCGCCGCATGGTGTTATCCGCCAGTGGCCGGACGGCGTTCACACCATATTTTTCTTTCAGCTCCCGCTTACTGGCAAATACAGAGTAGCAAGGTACGCTCCAGTCGATGATCTCCGCGGCGCTTTTCCATGGCATCAGCCGCCTATCTCGTACCTCCTCGCTGTCTCTCGGCCCATGCGTCCGTTCCGGCCACACGATAGGCCGCCCGTCGCAGCGAGCAACCAGCACAAAGCGTTTTCTTGTGGTCGGCGCTCCCAGGTCTGCCGCAACGATCTCCCGGTGTTCAACCTGATACCCCAGCTCCAGAAGCTGCCGCTTCCATTTTTGAAAGGTCTGTCCGGCTTTTTTCTTCACCGGTTTTCCTTTTCGTACAGGCCCCCAGGTAACGAACTCCTCCACATTTTCCAGGATAATCACCCGCGGGCGGACAGTCCCGGCCCAGCGCAGCACAATCCACGCAAGGCCCCGGATATTCCGGTCTACCAGCGCCGCGCCTTTGGCTTTGGAGAAGTGCTTACAGTCCGGCGAGAACCACGCAAGCCCCACCGGACGGCCCCGGCAAACCTCTCTCGGGTCTACATCCCACACGCTCGCTTGCAGGTGTTCCGTGTATGGGTGGTTTGTCCGGTGCATTAGGATTGCATCAGGGTCATGGTTGATCGCTATGGCGACAGGTCGCCCCGTCGCCAGTTCCATTCCCGTTGATGCACCGCCGCCCCCGGCGAAGTTATCCACTATGATCTCGTCAAGAAAATTGAGCTGGCTCCCGCCCCTCTTTTTCTCAAAATTCTTCATGGCTTATCTCCATTCGATAGCCTGCCCACACTGCCCGCAGAAGTTCTGCTCATTCCCGTCCTCATTGTGCAGGTATTCGCCGCTCCCGCAGCGGGGGCAGGCCATGATATTTTTATCGCCGTCAGGATAGGGGCGCAGCGGCACCAGTTTCCCCAGCGCATCCCGCCCCATCCGGCAAGCCTCATTTACAGCCTCCATGCCGTCGTAGTTCTCCCGATGTTCCGGGTCGAGAATTTCCCGTGCTCTTTCAACATTCATGCTTCATTTTCCCCTCTCTGATTAGCTCCACTTTCGCCTTGGTCAGCAGCCATGAATGGATGCACCGCTCGCAGATTTCCGT